GAATAGAGTGACAATTAGGGCTTGATACTTTTCCCAAAAGTCTTAATCTATTAAAAGAAGTATCGTTTGCACCTTTAGTTGAGCGGTTCAATATCTGGCTTCCATCCAGAGGAGACGGGTCCGACTCCCGTAAGGTGCTTAGATTTTAGACCTTTTAATTTTTAAATGGAGGAATGATAAAATGGCAAGTTTGAATTTGACAACACCTTGGGTTGAGCATTATAATAAAATCGAGGCTTTCTTTAAGAGAGACCCCGAAGTTAAGGTTATTTATGATAATGATGAAAAGCTTGTAAAACTTCTCGTAAATAATGGAGAAAAAGCAGGAGCACTTGATGCGATACTTCCAGACGAAGTTCCTTTTGGAAATGTAACACTTCGTATAGCAGTAGTTCCTGCAAATGGAGTAGTTCTTAGCATTCCTAGAAGTATTTTTTCAGTTGCTTTTACTGGTAATCAGGCAGTAGATGCCATAAATACCATTGAAGGCGTATTTAGTAATCCACTTACTTATATTGTCTTTAGAAAGGAAGTCGTTCAGTACTATACAGATGATTTAGGAGATTATTATGGTATGCGTAGTACTCTTTATGAGGATATAGCAAGAGAAATCTTTACACCACAGGAAGGTATTCTTTATAGTACTAATGTAGATAATCCTACAATGCTTGGTAAGCCTCTTGGTGAATGGCCGTAATTTAAAAATTTAATTAAAGACACATCAGCAGTTTTTTTAATGCGCTTTGGGAGCCGGAAGTTGGGTTGGAGTCCTAATCTCTCCACCATTTATGGGGAGATAGTGTAATTGCTAGCACGCCGTTATAAATGTGTCTTGTTTTGCAAGAGTACCCAAGTGGTTATAAGGGCGTAGATCTGAAATCTTCTGTGATGTAATAATCCCGCAGGTTCGAATCCTGCCTCTTGCGTAGAAAGGGGAGATAGTTAAATGAATAAAAAAGTAGAAATTGAATGGATATCTGTTAAGGAAAGACTCCCAGAGGATAATACAAGGGTTCTTATCACAGATTGTGAATTTATTGAACTTGCTTATTGGGATATAGACAAGAAATATTGGAGAACAGATTTTCCGATATATTATGGAGAAATACTTTATTGGGCAAAGCTCCCTGAAATGCCATATAATGTATGTGAAATTGAAAATAATATAGATGAATGTTTTAATAAATAAAAATATCTCCTGTGACCTTTAAAACTGATAACATTTGATGTGCTGGTACAGTATAGGAGGAATAAATAAATGAGAGACGAAGAATATACTGATTATTTATTAGCTTTATCTATCTTTTTAGCTTTAAATGGAATTATAGATAATTCAGAAAATAAAGAGGATATTCCTTATGGCATTCGTTTTGGAGTTGAAGAAGGTATGAAATTAGTTGAATCTTTTAGAAAAAGAAAATAAAATATTTGAAAAATAAATAAAATTTTACTATAATATTTATAGAAAAGTTTAAGACGATTCCAGCAATCTTTTAGGAACAATCTTTTAAATTGTATCACCTTTTATCGTCTTGCTCTTTTAAATTAAAGGAGGAAATTATAATGAGTAATTTTGTACAGAATTTTGGAAGAATGGCTAATCAGACTCTGAGTGAAAATCAGGGAATAGTTTATAAGTCTACAGGTGAAGGTGCATTACTTGATCTTTTTGCTTTAATAGGTGGAATGCGTCATCAGCCTGATAATGAGATTATAGGTAAGTGGAAGGCTGCTTATAAAGAAAATCCTGAGTTGGCGTCAAATCTAATTCTTTATACTAGAAACTGTCGTAATGGTGGGCTTGGTGAACGTAGAATTGGGAGACTTCTGCTTAAGGAACTTGCAATGATTGAACCTGAGAAGGTTAAGCGTAATTTTCAGACTATTGTTGATACTGGAAGATTTGATGATTTGTATGTTCTTGAAGGGACTCCTTGCGAGAGTGAAATGTGGGAGTTTGTTAAGAATACATTTGTACTTGATGTAACTCTTATGAAGGAAAATAAGCCGATTTCGCTTTTAGCTAAGTGGATGCCGTCCATCAACACTTCCTCAAAGGAATCTCGTAGATTAGCTAATAAGTTTTGTAATATAACTGGACTTTCTCCTAGAACTTATCGTAAAGCTCTTTCAAAACTTCGTGCTTATATTGATGTTGTAGAGCGTAAAATGAGTGCGGGAGAATGGGATAAGATTAATTATGAAGCTGTTCCTTCTTTAGCCATGAGCCGTTATACTAAGACATTTAATACTCATGATTATGAAGGATTTTCTGAGTATAAGGAAAAGCTATCAAAGGGAGAAGCAAAAGTTAATGCTTCTGTTATAACTCCTAGTGAGATTTGCAAAAAGTATTTAGTCAATAGACATCTTGATAATATAGATAAAGAACAGTGGAAAGCTCTTCCTAATTATGTTCAGGAAGGACAGGAAGTAGTTTGTGTTGCCGATGTTAGCGGAAGTATGAGCTGCTGTAATTGGGAGCCTATGGCGGCGAGTATTGGACTTGCAACATATTTTGCTCAAAAGAATCAGTCTGCTTATCATAACCTTTATATGACATTTACTAATAAACCTCATTTTATAAAGATTGAAGATACTTGGGATATTGAAAAATGCTTTCAGTATGTTGAGCATGCGGGAGTTGGATATAATACCAATGCAGATAGAATGATGGAGGCAATTTATAATCTTGCAGTAGAATCCAATGAAGCTCCGAAGGCTGTTATTGTCATTTCTGATGGAGAATTTGATTCATTCTGTCGCGATTCTTATCTAGATTCTCTTGTTTCTAAGTGGAATAAGAAATTTATTGCCGCAGGACTTAATCCTGTTCGAGTAATTAGTTGGAATGTGGCGGCAAGAAATGGAACTGTTATAGCTCCTGCTACTGACAATGTTGCTTTTTGTTCGGGAAGCGGTGCTGGTGTATTTAAGAATTTGACTAGCTTAATTTCTAAAACTGCTTATGAAGCAATGGTAGAGATATTAACTAAGCCAGAGTTTACTTGGAAGTAAAAACTTAGAGATAAGTTTTATAAATGTATTTATTAAAGATGGCGTTTCGCCGCTTTATACTGGCAATCAAGGTTTGAGGAGGAAAGGTTCGATTCCTTTTAGTCGAGCGCCAAGCAGAAAGACATCGAAGCGTTTTAAGATATCGAATAATCTAGTGGGCTTACAAGAACTTAGGAGCATGAGTTGAAAAGATGAACCCACTATAAACAAGGTAGCTTCCCTCCTAGCGGAAGTTGAATTACTAAGCTAGGCAATGCTCTCCAAGACCTATGCCGCCATAGTGCTGGCGCGGCGTTAAATCACCAGCAGGTTGGTCAAGGCGAATATTACCAAACCTTAAAATGGAGAATTCGTAAATCTAGGTAGGTGAGTACCTAGTCGTTGAATGGCCTCTCAACGTTAAATAAAGCTTTTAGCAGGTTAAGAGCTAGAGAAGAGATAGCGCATAGTTCTCCCTAAAGATTAATCCTTGATTTTGCGGAGTTCAGAGGATGGATTTAGAAACTCCCAAAACTCACCTTAGTAATTACTAACGTGTTCCGCTGCGTTAATGCGGGTTTTATATGCGTAAAGACCAGCACAGCAAATTAAGCAAATATAATATATAGAAGGTTATGAAATAGTTTTAATACCGAAGGGTAGGATTAAACTAAAAGATGCGTAATTAGCTAATTTAATGGTCTTGTTAAACTCCTCGAAAGAGGAGTTTTTATTTTGCTTAAACTTACGACGCGCCGGCCTATCAAACTTAACATTAAGCTTTACTTCGCAGCGAGTCCAAATTTTTGGACGGACGGCGCATTGTAAGTTAAAAATTTTAATAAAATATTTGCATTTTTAAATAATTTTTGATATAATTATTATAGAAAATAAAGGAGGAAATATAAATGAATGATAAAGAAACAATAGAAGAGTTAATGAAGAATCTTGAGTTAGTGAAACTTGACTTAGTTTCTATTTATGATAGAAGAACAGGAGAGAAAATCTTTGAATTTGAGCCTCCTTTGGAATGGTTCGATTCAACAATAAGTAAAACTTATGAATATGAAACAGGAATCTATAAGGAGGAAGAATAAATGAATATTGTAATTTCAGGAACTGATTTTTGGGATTCTTTTGATGCAATGAAGTATTGGACCCATCCTAAATCTTATAGCACAGAACGTAAGCGTGAAGAAGCGAAAAATATGGTAATGAGTGGAGAATACCTAGGAGCGAGAAAAGTAGATGGTGTGTGGGCGATGATTATTAAAGATGGAGTTGGTGATTTTCATTTACGTAGTCGTACTCCTAATGTAAATAAAACTTATGCAGATAAAGCTGAGTGGATTCCATCTATTACAGAAGAGCTTTCATATCTTCCTAATGGAACTGTTCTTCTTGGCGAAATCTATAAATTTAGAGATGAAGGAAGTCGTAAAACAACTTCAATTCTTAACTGTTTAAAAAACAAGAGTCTGGAAAGACAAGCTAGCACGCCTCTCCACTTTTATTGTTTTGATTGTCTAGCTTGGGCAGGAGAAGTTCTTGTAAATACTGCTATTGAAAAGAGAATTGAATATTTAAAAAATATTAAATTTGAGGGTCCAGTTGAAGTAGCGGAATATAAAAGAGGAGAAGAACTTTGGGAACTTTATCTTGATGTTATTGCAGCGGGGCAAGAAGGTATTGTAATCCAGAAAAATACTGCCCCATATACGTGCGGAAAAAGGACTGCTAGGCTATCTCTGAAATTGAAGAAGGAGTTAACTGATACAATTGACGCATTTCTTGATGGAGATTATAAGCCGCCTACACGCGATTATACTGGAAAGAATTTGGAATCTTGGGAATATTATATAAATCTAAAAACAGGAGAGAGATTACCTATTGGGAACCATTTTGCGGAATATACTGATGGCGCTCCTATTACTCCTGTGACTAAACCGTTTTATCTTGGTTACGCCGGCGCATTATCTTTTTCTGTAATGAAAGATGGAAAGCCTGAACATATAGCATATATTAGTGGAGTACCTGATGAAATGAAGAAAGGAATTGTTCAAGAGCCAGATAAGTGGGTAGGACAAGTTTATGCTTTGAGTGCAATGCAAGTGGAAAAAATTGAAGGACACTATTCACTTCGTCATGGTAAAATTTTAGAAAGGAGAACCGATAAGCGACCTGAAGACTGTGAATGGTCGCAGATAGAATCAAACTAAGTCTTTAGATATAATTAAATAAAATTCTACTTAATAAAGAGGAAAGAATTTTCCTCTTTATTTTTTAGTGAGGTGAATATCTTGGACCGACTTTATTTAAACCCAATTAATATCGCAATAGATCCTTCTCATACTCTAGTAGATATTCGCTGCTTGGAGTGCTCTAAACGAGACGTATGTTAGTTTTAGGATGATTATAGAAAAGTTGCTACACTTATATAGAACGTACTAGGTACGCCACAGGAAGATAGAGAAATAGCTCTTAATGATGATGGATTTACTGGATATGATTTTTCTGATAATTCAATCTTTCCATAGGAAGTCAATATAGTACCAAAGAAAGAAGATTAGACCATAGTAGGAGAATTCTTAACTGCAAAATTTTCCAGTGAGAATAGGGTTAAATTGCTTTATAAAATAGAAGATTTCTATGTAATGTTTGTTTTTAATTATTCAACTGAATTTGAAAAGTTTGAAGCTTCAATAGGAAAAGAACTTTATTATGGAGTTTAGTATGAACTAAAATCTGATTCAGTTGAAACTATTCAAGGAGTTCTTGCTACTTGGAGAACTGAATTAGAAGAGAACAAAAGAACTGATGTAGAAGTTATCAACACTACACCTTTTTCAGTTTCTTTACATTGTAAATTTTTTGAACGTAATAAAACTACAGCTATTCGAGGAACTTTTGATAATTTAAATGAGGACTATACTCACATTTTGACATATCATTGTGAACCAACTAAGGTTAAGCCCTACACTGCGCCGGCGCAGCAAGTAATTCCAGTTTATCCTGTTCCCATACCTAAAGGACCTTGTAAAAAACCACCTAGGCCACCGCGGCGAAGAGATGATTAGTAATGAAGCATTCTAAAGGTGAGGTTAAAATTGCAAATTTATTAAGGCAGGGCGGTATTTAGTTTAAATAGGAAGTATCTTTTAAGGGGTTGAAAGGAGGTAAAGATTATTTAAGGTTTGATTTTGCCATTTATCGAAATGGCTAGCTTCTAAATCTCATAGAGCTAGACGGTAGGCAGCACTTTGCCTACATTCCATATTTCCATAAATCTCCTATTGCATTTCGTCGGCAAAAAGAGTATGATATACGAAAAAATAAATTTTGCCTTAAAAATAAAATTCCTTTAATTCGTATTCCTTATTGGGAGCTTGAAAATCTCACCCTT